TGGGTGCGTATATAGTACAAAGAACAACGATTAAAGAATAAAGGAGAAAAGCCCTATGGCACAGACTAAAGAAGTTGCGAAAGCAGCAAAGTTAGATCTAGCAGTTCTTGCTAGTGATTCAAAAGATGCTAGTGGATTTGGCAATCTTGACATGTCAAGAGATGTTATGATCCCTTACATCAATATACTACAAACAACTAGCCCTCAGCTTAATCCGTCTAAAGCGGAATATGTTGAAGAAGCTAAAGTGGGACAGTTTTATAATACTGTTTCACAAGAAGTGAGCACTTCACTCAATGTGATACCAGTGCTTTATCAACTAAAATACGTGGAATGGAAACCACGTGAAACTGGTGGCGGACTAGTGGAAATGCATGATGCCGATAGTGGCATCTTGGGTAAAACCACTCGTGACAGAGTAACATTTAAAGATACTCTCTCTAATGGAAACTATATTGCTACAACAGCTTATCATTATGTAATGGTACAAGGAACTGATGGTAATTGGTCCCAAGCTGTAATTAGCATGACATCCACTCAATTAAAAAAGAGTAGACGTTGGAATAGTCTAATGCTTTCCCAAAAATTAAAAGGTCCATCTGGGTTGTTTACCCCACCAACATATGCAATGATATACAGGCTCTCTACTGTTAGTGAGTCAAATGATCGAGGCAGTTGGTTCGGGTATCAAATTGAAAAAGTTGGTACGGTTGAGGATGCTAATCTTTATGATGAATCCAAGGCATTTTCTACAGCAGCAGTCAGAGGCGATGTTGAAGCCAAACCTGTTGCGGAATTGGAAGTGTCTAAAGAAGCTCCAACTACTAATCTGAAAGAAGACGACATACCCTTTTAGGGCATAGTCGTTTACTGGAGATTTAGTGGAGAAATTCAAATTTATATTTGAAGGATTAGACGTGGCTTATGGTCAGCACCGATCCGATGGAGAACGTGCTGATGGTAAGCAAGAGGGAAAATCCTTTATTGTCAAGAAGCTTGTTGATAATGACTTATGGCAGAATCATCTTGATGGAAAGGGCCCTTCTTTAGGAATCATTCCTATTATGACGGATAATACAGCCAAATGGGGCTGTATTGATATTGATGTTTATCCAATAGACTATCAAAAATTAATTAATAATATAAGAAAATTACATTTACCACTTGTGTCGTGCAGATCAAAGAGTGGTGGGGTACATTTGTTTTTATTTCTTAAGCAAAAAATATCTGCAAAATTAGTTAGAAATAAATTAAGGGAAATTGCAGCTTTCATAGGCTATTCCACAGCTGAAGTCTTTCCCAAACAATCTAGCATTTTAATATCAAAAGGGGATTATGGAAATTTTCTCAATCTTCCCTATTATGATTCAAAAAAGACCAAGCGATACGCCTATAAGGATGACGGCACAGCGGCCACATACCAAGAATTTTTAGATTTATACGAACATCATGTTGTTGAGGAGATTAGCAAAGTTACAGTCAAAATTTTAGAAGGAGTTATAAAAGATGGCCCTCCATGCCTACAACAGTTGTGCACCCAGGGATTTCCCGAAGGAACACGGAACAACGGACTATTTAATATAGGAGTTTATCTAAGAAAATTTGATGCCGATAATTGGAAGACTCTATTAGAACAACACAATCGGGATTATATGAAACCTCCTCTTGCGGCGCAGGAAGTTGTCATTGTACAAAAGCAATTAGAAAAGAAGAGTTATCACTATAAATGCAAGGAACCACCTATTAATACCTACTGTAATGCCACCCTTTGTCGCACTCGAAAGCATGGTATTCAAGGAGACAATGGTCCTATAGACATAACATCTTTAGCAAAATTAGATACGAATCCCCCAGTTTGGTTCCTTCAGGTTGGGGATGACGCAAGATTAGAATTACAAACAGAGGAGTTGCAGATACAACACAAATTTCAGCGTGCCTGTATGAACACGTTGAATAAAATGCCTCCTATTGTAAAGCCCTCAGTGTGGCAGGAAACAATTACCAGATTGCTTGATAAGCAAACTGTAATTACTGTCTCTGATGATGGGTCTGTCGCGGGTCAGTTTGAAGCTTACCTCCAGGAGTTTTGTACTGACCGCGTACAGGCCTTGAATAGAGACGAGATTCTTCTTTCCCGTCCATGGACAGAGGAAGAAAAAACCTGGTTCAGACTTAATGATCTTCAGGATTATCTTACAAGGAAGAAATTCAATTACTACAATCCTGGACAAATAATTGCAAGGTTGAGAGACCTTCAAGATCGTCCTCTTACAGAAGAGGAAAGAGAAAAGCTCACGGATGAAGATCGTTCGGCGAGATGGAATCTCAAAGGAAAGACAGCTCGCGTATGGTGGATTCCGGCGTTTCCAAAACAAGATTCAGATTTTAAAATAAAGGAGTTAGATGACATACCATTCTAAAAGAAAATTTGGAGAGGTTAGAGAAGATGGCAAGAGATATATGGGCCGAAGATTTAATAGATTAAAAAAAGACGGAACATATGGTGAAGACTGGAGAAATCCAGAAGCTTTTGAAAAACATTTAAAAAACAGTAAAAAACAGAAAAAAAGAATCTACGATCTTATTAGTAGATTAATGAATGAGGAAAAAATGAAGCACGGATGTGCCCATTGTGGATACAAAGGCAAACCGGAAGCCCTGGATCATCATCATACGGACCCTTCTAGTAAAATTATTGCCGTGGCGTCCCACTGGCGTACAAGCTATAGACAATTTGAGAAGATGAAAAATGAATGGAAAAAGTGCATTGTGTTATGCGCCAATTGCCATCGAATAGAAACAAAAAGGATTTTAAATGTCAAAAATTAATATTATATTAGGATCACCCGGCACAGGCAAGACGCATACTTTATTAAGTATAGTGGATCGAAAGCTGGCCGAGGGGGCACATCCCTACAACATAGCATTCCTTGCTTTCACCAGGAAGGCAGCTCATGAAGCTCGAGACCGGGCTCTCATCAAATTCAATCTGGAAGAAAAGGATCTGATGTATTTTAAAACATTGCACAGCTTTGCATACCACAGGCTTGGAATGATCAAGTCAGATGTCATGAACAAAAGTAATTATGAGGAATTTGGCAATGAATTTGGAATGGATATAGGAAATGTCTATGTAAATGATGAAATAGGACTAACTAGAATTGATAATATGCAGTTAAATGAAGCCAATCAGTGCCGGCTTAGGGGTAGAGATCTTCGGGATCACTATCAACGAACTCCTCGCTTGAATGGAGAAGTATCGTGGTTTTCATTTAAAAGAGCAAAGGAATCCTTTGAAGAATTTAAAAATAAGAGGCAACTCTTTGATTTTACAGACTTTCTGGATAACTTTGTTAAACACGGAGAAGTGCCTCCTTTGGACTTTGTTTTTATAGATGAGGCGCAAGACCTGTGCAATCTTCAATGGGCAATGCTTAGGAAAATATGCAAATATGCAAAAAAGGTTTACATCAGTGGAGATGATGACCAAGCTATCTATCGTTGGCTTGGGGCTGATGTTGAATATTTTATTGGAATGGAAGGAGAGGTACAAGTTCTTCATCAATCTTATAGATGTGCGCAGGCGATTCAGGACTTGTCTCGAACTATTATTCAAAGAGTTGGGCACAGAAGACCCAAGGAATGGATTGGAACCAATCATAAAGGACTGGTTGAATACCATGCCCATTCAGGAAGTGTTAATGTTCATGAAGGAGAGTGGTTTATTCTAGCAGCCACAAACTATATGTTGGACGACATTCAACGTGATGTAAGGACCCAAGGTCTTCTCTACACGAGGAAGGGCCAGCCGTCCATATCCAAGACAGTACAAGATGCCATCGATTCCTGGAAAAGATTGGGGGAAGGAGAACCTATAACTTTGGATGAAGTAAAGAGTATTTATTCTTATCTCTCGCTAGGAACTGGCGTGCAACGCGGATACAAAACACTAAGAACAGCTGATAAGGAAACTTATGACATTGAGGAGCTTGTAAACCATCAAGGATTACTGGTGGGAGGTCTTCCATGGGATGTAGCATTGGATAAAGTATCGGACCGAGATGTATTATATGCAAGAGCCATCGAACAAAGAAATCGTTCCCTAACTGATAAACCACAAATTCATTTGAGCACTATTCATGGGGCCAAAGGAGGAGAAGCGGACAATGTGATGCTCTTCACTGACATTTCACGATCAACTCGTGAAGAAATGGAAATTAATCCAGACGACACGCACCGTCTCTTTTATGTTGGAGTGACACGCGCTAGAAAAGAATTACACATCATTAAACCCCAGCAATACAATGGCTATGACATATGAGCGCCCATAAAAAACAAATAGGGGGAGACCACTACAAGAGAATGGCAATTCAGCCTAGTCATTACATAGTCAAGAATAAGCTTGGATGGTATGAAGGAAACATTGTCAAGTATATCACTAGACACAGCATCAAGGGAGGAAAGCAGGACGTGGAAAAAGTTATCCATTACGCTGAATTACTTCTTGAAGATCAATACACTCCTAAGAAGTCTCGAGGTGAGATTATGGGAGAAATAACTAGAAAGTATATTAAAAAATTAAACAAGGAGAAAAAATGATGGATT